AAGGTCAGGACCCGGACGACCAGGACACTCCCGATCTGGGACCCGTCGGCACGGCTTCGCGCCAAGCGCACGCCGATGCCCAGGCCCTGCTTCGCTTCAGAAGCAAGATCAGGGAAAGAGGTCTCTGATGGGTAAGAAGAAGTCCGAGATCATCGCGGATGAAATGGATCTTCTCCGCGCTGAGATCAAGGTGATCGAGGACAACGACGAAGCCACTCCAGACGAGATCAGCCGGGGTAACACCCTGCTGGAGGAGTGGGACACCAAGAAGACGGACCTGGCGCACTGGCAGGAACACGAGAAGCGCGTGGACGAAGTCCTTCGTCACCAGCGCGTTACCGAGCCCCAGTCTCCGGCGTCCGAGCGGCGCGGACCCGAGGTCATGATCAAGAAGGACCCCTGGGAAACCGGGACCGAACTGATCCGGAGCCTCTGGAGCCATGGATCCTTCGATGAACAGGACACGATCTCACGGGCTCTCGGAGCCGTGGAGAACGGCCCCAGGCACCTGAAGGACGACGCCAAGGAGAAGCTGGACGACCTGCTTCACCTGGACAACCGTCACGCTCCCCTGATCGCGCGTCACGTCCTGCTGACCGGCTCGCCGGAGTACCACGACCAGTTCCGGGAGTACGTGGCCAGCCGTGGCACCTACGTAGGGGAAGCTCTGCGTGCGGCCATGTCCCTGACCGACGCCAACGGCGGGTACCTGGTCCCGTTCACCCTGGACCCGACGATCATCCTGACCAACGCCGGAGCGGCCAACCCGTTCAGGCAGATCAGCACGATCAAGACCATCGCTACTGACACGTGGCAGGGAGTCACCTCCGCTGGCGTCTCGGCCGAGTGGACGGCTGAAGGTGTCCAGGCGGCCGACGCGTCGCCAACCGTCGGCGGTCCCACGATCGTCCCGAAGAAGGCCGACGCGTGGGTGTTCGGTTCCTACGAAGTCCTGGCTGACTCCGGCTTCGCTGCGGAGCTGGGCAGGCTTCTGGCCGACGCGAAGGACCGGCTGGAGGCGGACGCGTTCGCGGTCGCCAACACCGGGGCCACCATCCCGCGCGGTGTTGTGGCGGCTGTAGCGGCCGTGACCGCGTCGATCGTCACCAGCGCTACCACGGGCGCGCTGGTCGTCGGGGACATCTACAACACCTCCGATGCTCTCCGGCCCCGGGATGCCGCGCTGGCATCGTGGGCGGCGAACAAGAAGATCTACAGCAAGATCAGGCAGTTCGACACGGCCGGGGGATCCGCGTTCTGGGCCAACCTGGGCATGGGTGTTCCCAACCTCCTGCTGGGTCAGCCCCAGTACGAAGCGTCCAGCATGGGAGCCGTCGTCACCACGGGCGGCAACGTCCTGCTGGCGGGGAACTTCGCGGAGTTCTACATCATCGATCGCGTGGGCATGTCCGTGATCTACGACCCGATGGTCAAGTCCACGGGCAACGGGCGGCCGACCGGCCAAGGGGGATGGTACGCCTTCTGGCGCGTCGGCTCCGACGTGGTAGACGCGAACGCGTTCAGGCTTCTGCAGCTGAACACAGTGGCCGCTGCTACGGCGCTGGCGTAATGGCGGCGGACAGCCAGGAACCTGGCCCCGGGTACGAAGCCACGGCGGGAACTCCGCAGGACATGGGAGCCGCGTGCGACGCTGCCTGTCAGGCGGCCCTGGACCATCGCGAGAGCATGGCCGGGAACGTCGCCATGAAGATGACGCCTCCGGCGTAGATCGCTGGGGTCTCCCCTCCGGCTGGTAGCTTGAATCCCAGTCAGAGGGGAGATCTCCATGGCCCGGTATCGCGGCCGACACATCACCATCCACGCAGTCAGGAATGACGGAGCCTGGTCTACGATCCTGGCCTTCCTGGAAGAGATCGACATGACGCGGGTCCCGATGTTCGGGCATCCCCCGGTCACTCGTGGCAGGGACGGAACCCTGACGATCTGGGACTCGAAGCAGGCCGTACCGGTCGGAGACTGGCTGTACATGACCCCCATGAGGCTGCTCTACGGATTCACAGACTCCGACTTCACCAGCGTGTTCGAACCGATCAAGGAAGACGAGAAGTGACAAGATCTCCAGATGAGAAGGTAGTCATCGGCTACCTTCACCCGGGCATGGTCCACGCGGCATTCATGGAATCCGTGCTGGACATGCTGGTCTACGACGTGGCCTATCACCGGAGGATCGTGGACGGCGGTGGACGGCTGGCCCTCATGGCGGGCTCGAACCTGGCTGGACCCAGGAACTCACTCGTGAAGCGGTTCCTGGCCTACGGTGAGGCCGACTGGCTGTTTATGGTCGACAGTGACATGACCTTCGCTCCGGACACCGTGGAACGGCTGCTGGAGTTCGCCGATCCGGAGAAGGCTCCGATCGTCGGCGGGCTCTGCTTCGGCTTCGATGACCAGGCCAATATCCAGCCCACTCTGTTCGGGCTGCTCGGGGACGACGAACACCCGGAAGTGATCAGGTACCACGAGTGGCCACCCAATTCCATGTTCCAGGTGGCGGCGACCGGCGGCGCGTGCCTGCTGATCCACAAGTCCGTGTTCACCCGGATCCAGAAGGTCAAGATCCCACGGCGCAACGGCAAACGCGGGTTCAACGACGCGTTCCCGTGGTTCCAAGAAGTCGAGCATGACGGCCAGCCGGTCAGTGAGGACATCACCTTCTGCTGGCGTGCCGGACTCGCGGGTATCCCGGTGTACGTGAACACGGCCGTCCAGCTGGGGCATATCAAGCTCCGTGAGCTGACCATGGATGCCTACCTTGCCCAGCGCCACCTACTGAAGGACCGGAGCAAGGCGGCCGTGTTCACTCCGGCCGGAGGTGGCGAAGGTGTCTGATCTCGTGGTGCTGATCCCTACCCGGGGCCGTCCGGGAGCGGTTCAGGAGATCATCGAATCCTTCCTCGAAACCTGCAGAGAGGACACGTTCCTGACGTTCGTCGTGGATGAGTCCGACCCTCTGAAAGAGGTCTACAGCCAGGCCGTCCGGGATTGCCTGTACATCGGCGGGGTGGATGAGAACGGCTGGCGGACCTGGGACCGGACCAAGACGATCAAGGCGGGTGTGCTCCTGACTCCGGCCGTGAACATGGTCGACGCGATGAACAAGGCGGCCGGGTACGTCCTGAACCCCGAGATCCACCGGATCCAGCCCGTGAAGGCGATCGCGTTCATGGGGGACGACCACCGGCCCCGGACACCGGCCTGGGACACCCGGTATCTCGAAGCGCTGAAGGTCAGGCCTGGCTTCGTCTATGGGGACGACTTGTACCAGGGCAGGAAGCTCCCGACACAGGTGGCGATCTCCACATCCGTCGTACAGGCCCTGGGGCACATGGCCCCGGACGTGCTCACGCATCTCTACGTTGACGACTACTGGAAGGCCCTGGGGACGGCGGCCGACTGCATCACCTACCTCCCTGACATCGTCGTGGAGCACCTTCACCCTGCAGCCGGTAAGGCCGCGTGGGATGAGGGTTACCGGCGGGTCAACGACCGGGAGATGTACGAGCATGACGGCGCGGCCTACGGTGAGTACATGCATGAGCACCTGTCCCGGGATCTGGAACGGGTGAAGTTCGCGATCAAGAGGGAGAGGGACCATGGCGATCAGCACGTTTGACGGATGGGTGGGGTACTCCGGCGGCGAAGCCCTGCTTCGAGTGGGGGACGAATGGCCGGACGATCACGCCCTGGTCACGGACAAGCCGGACATGTTCGAGGTGGGGCAGGAGCCGGAGACTCCAGCGGCCGAGATCAAGCCAGCCCAGAAGCCTGGGGCGCGGTCCGGGGTGAAGCCGGGACCCAAGCCAGGAAGCTCCAGGACGAAGCCACAGACTTGATCAGGAGATAGCCGCATGACTCGTCTACGCCTGCGACCGGCGTACAGCACGGATGAACTCAGCCGTGTTTATGACCACACCTACGACCATCGCCAATGGCAGGATCACCGGCTCCGTATCGCCGTGACCCTCGAAGTCACCCAGTGGGCTGCTCGTCTCGGGGGCCTGACGTCCGGGGCCGACCTGTCCGCCGGAGATGGAACCGTGCTCTCCGGCGTCCGGCTCAGTCGGAAGGTCTTCGGGGATCTCTCCGGAGCCTGGGACATCTCCGGCCAGATCGAGCACACACTTCCCTCCCTCGAACCAGTGGATCTCTACATCTGCACTGAGACGCTGGAGCACGTGGACGACCCTGATCAGCTCCTGAAGACGATCAGGGAAAAGTCCAAGGTGCTGGTTCTGTCCACTCCGGTGGACGCCTTCGAGGACACGAACCCAGAGCACTACTGGGCATGGTCGAAGGCCGACGTCGAAGCCATGCTGAACCAGGCTGGATTCCAGGTCTTCACCTACGTGTCCGTGAACCTGCGGGCGCTGGGGCCGGAGTACTACGAATTCGGGATCTGGGTGTGCCAGTGAGCGAGTGGAGGTTCTTCGAGGACGGGGAGATCCCGTACGTGTCCACGGCTGAGTTCCACTCCGACCGTGGCCGGGCTCCACACCTGGAGCAGCCTCACCACCGGCCACGGCTGGTCAGAGCTTCCCAGCTGGTGGTGAAGGCCTTCCATGGTGTCCGGCTGGGGGCCGTATCCGATCTGGGGTGTGGTGACGGGGGCCTGCTGTCCCTCCTGCAGAGCAGCTACGGCATCGAATGCTGGGGTTACGACTTCACTCCGGCCAACGTCGCCGGATGGGAGGAACGCGGGGTGACCGCGCAGCGCGCGGACGTCTTCGGAGCCGATCGCGACAAGATCAAGTTCGGGGATCTGACCGTGGTGACGGAGGTACTCGAACACATCGCCGATCCACACGGCGCGGTCCGGTGGATCGGTCAGAACTCGAAGTGGATCGTCGCTTCGTCTCCTCATGTGGAGGGTCCCTGGGGACACGACGAATGCCACGCGTGGGCCTGGGATCCGGAGGGGTACCAGGCACTGATCAAACAAGGGGGTTTCGAGATCATCGAACACAACGATCTCAATCCGTTCCAGGTGATCCTTGGGCGGCGGGGCGAATGAAGACGGCGCTGGTCACGGGATCATCCGGTTTCGTCGGCCGTCACTTCGTCCGGGAGCTGGACAGGCGTGGCTGGCGTGTCGTCCGCTGCGACATCAAAGACCAGAACCAGCGGGACGTCATGGAGCTGGCCAGGGCCAACCAGTTCAAGTACGACCTGGTCGTACATTGTGCGGCTCGAAGCCCGCACCGTAAGGCGATCGACACCCAGCCAGCGGCCATGCTCTATAACCAGATGCTGGACGCGGTCATGTTCGAGTGGGCACTACGGGCCGAACCCCGGGCGTTCCTGTACCTGTCCTCCAGCGCGGTCTACCCGGTCGGCCTGCAGACGCCCCGGGCGTTCAACTACCGGATGGCCGAAGCGGACGCGGACACGGGCCTGATCACAACCGACCTGCTGAAGGTGCTGGGCAGCGCGGCGGACCTGCAGCCGGATGGAAGCTACGGCTATATCAAGAAGCAGGGGGAGCATCTGGCCGATCAGGTCCGGGCGGCCGGGGTGCCTGTCCACATCGTCCGGCCGTTCAGCGGGTACGGAGAGGATCAGTCGGTTGACTACCCGTTCGGCCGGTTCGCCGAACAGATCAACGCTCGGGAGCCGATCATCAGGCTCTGGGGTGACGGTCATCAGGTACGTGACTGGGTTCATGTGGATGACGTCGTCAACGGCGCTCTGGCCGTGGTCGACTCCGGCGAGTCCGGCCCGGTCAACATCTGTACCGGCGTCGGAACGAACATGATGACCTTGATCGCCAAGATGGCGAAAGAGGCCGGGTACGTGCCACGGCTGGAGTTCGCGGCCGGACCGACCGGCGTGGCCGTCCGCGTCGGGGACCCTGGACGCATGGAACGTCTGTTCACGCCTAAGATCAGTCTTGACGAAGGCGTGTTTCGCGCGATCAGGGGGAGGTGACCGGATGGCACTCGGAGATCCTTACGCCACCCTGGTCCAGCTGAAGGACCGGCTGGGGATCACGGACACCGTTGACGATCTCACTCTGAACGATGCTCTCGACGGAGCGTCCCGGGGGATCGAGGCCGAGTGTCACAGGCAGTTCAACGACGCCGGTACGGAGTCGGCGCGGATCTTCTATCCGATCTCCAGCCGGATCGTGCGCGTGGACGACTTCCAGAGCTCCGCAGGTCTGGCCCTGGCCACGGATCCGGGAGCGGACGGCGGGTTCGAGATCGCATGGGTGGCGGCCGGGTACGAACTCCATCCCCTGAACGGGATCGTCAACGGACAGACCGGCTGGCCCTACAGCAAGATCAGGGCGGCACCCTGGTCCGGCCTCTACTTCCCGTGTACCGGTCAGGCTTCGGTCCGGCTCACGGCGCGCTGGGGCTGGGCGGCCGTACCGAAACCGATCAAGATCGCTACCTTGATCCTGGCTGAAGATCTGTCGAAGCTCAAAGATCTTCCGTTCGGCTCCGGCGGGTACGGCGAGTGGGGTCGGATCAAGGCCAGGGAGAACCCTAACGTCCTGCTCCGGATCGCCCCGTACATTCGGTCCATGGTTCAGGTGGCCTGACATGGCGACCCCGACGATCCTCCAGGTGATGCAGGCGATCGAGTCGGCGCTTGACGACATCACCGGCCTGCGGACCACGGAGTTCATCAAAGATCAGATGTCCCCTCCGTTCGCCATGGTCGGCGTGCCGGAGATCCCGGACTACCACGGGGCGTTCAGGTCCGGCTCCATGACGATCAGTCCCAGGGTCTATGTCTTCACCTCCGCTGCGGTCGATCGCGTCGGACAGACCAGACTTTCGGAGTACGCGGATCCCGTCGGAGCCAAGTCGATCAAGGCTGCTCTGGAGGCTGACAACAGTCTGGCCGGGATCGTCGCGCAGGTTGTGGTCAAGTCCTTCCGTCCTTTGGGAGCCGAAGAGATGGGAGCCATGGGATATTACGGCGGAGTCTTCGATCTTTACGTCGTGGCCACGGGCAACTAGAAAAGGGGCTGGGTATGGAAGAGACGTATACGGTGTGTGGAGGCCTGCAAGTGGCCGGGAAGATGAACGGTGAGAAGGTCACGCGCTCCGAGCTCGAAGCGGCGCGGTGCAGTGACGAGAACATCGCGTCCCTGGTCAGTGCGGGCTTGATAGAGCTGGACGTGAAGCCAGCCAAGTCAGGGTCCAAGTCCCTGACCAAGTCCCTGACAGAAGGGTGATCCCATGGCCCCGGTAGTCATGACCGACTGCATTGCCTGGGTCGGAGGGTACGACTTCACCACGGATTCGAACGCGCTCACGATCGATGTGGGGGTGGACGAACAGGACTCCACCACGTTCGGTCAGGGTGGCTGGAAGGGCCGGACCGGGGGCCTGAAGGAAGTCAGCACAGATCTCAAGGGGCTATGGCAGTCCGCTACCCTGCTGGCCCCAGACCCCCAGGCCTTCACGGATCTTGGTGTGGCCGACCTGGGGCAGACTTACGCGATCGCCTCCACAGAGGGCAGCACGGCCTACTTCTACCAGGGCCTGGAGCTGTCGTACGACCTGTTTGGAGCCGTCGGGGAGCTGGCCCCGTACGCGGTCAAGTCGTCCGGCTCCAACTACGTGGGGGCCATCCGGGGCGGAGTCTCCCCAGCCAAGGGGAACGTCACCCTCACGGGCGGCCTGGGTGCCGGTCTCAACCTCGGAGCCGTCGGAGCGACTCAGTATCTGTACGGGATCTTTCACGTTCTGGGGACGCCAGGGACCACAGTCACGGGAAAGCTCGAATCAGCCACGGCCGGATCGTTCGCCGGAGCCACATCCCGCGCGACCTTCGGGCCGATCACCACGGCCGGGGCGACCTGGGTAACTCGTACGGCCGGGGCGATCACCGATACCTGGTTCCGGTTCAACGTGACCGCGATCACCGGCACGTTCTCAATCGCTGGTGCCATCGGCATCGGATCTTAGAAGGGGGTCCCTACATGGCCATTCTCGTACTGACCGACGTCAAGGTTGTGATCAACTCTGTCAACCTCTCGGACCATGCCACCTCGCTCACGCTCACTCTGGACGTGGACGAACAGGAGACCACGGCGTTCGGTGCGACGTACCGCGCTCGCGTCGGCGGGCTCAAAGACGGCAAACTGGACGTGGAGTTCAATGAGGACTTCGCAGCGTCCAATGTGGACGCGACGATTTGGGCGGCCCTAGGGACCGTAGTCCCGTTCACGGCGAAGGCCACCAGCGCGGCCAACTCCGCGACCAACCCCGAGTACCAGGGAAACATCCTGATCAACTCTCACGTGCCGATCGATGGTTCGGTGGGGGACCTGGCAAAGGTCAAGGTCTCGTGGCCGACCACGGGAGCTGTCACTAGGGCCGTGACGTAAGCCGTGGCCGGAGCGCCAACCGCTCCAGAGTTCGATCTGGACACCAGGCAACTAAGGGACCTGGAGCGGGACCTTCGGCATCTGCAGGGCGGACGGCCGTCCCTGTCCAGGTACGCGGACGACGTGAAGACCGTGGCCGAACGCCGGATGATCCCGGCTCTCCGGAACAAGGTGAAGTCCCTCCCCTCCAAAGGTCAGAGCAGGGAGCAGGGCCAGCCGGGACTTCGGGAGAGCACGGCTCACGCGATCGAGTTCAGTTTCAGGATCGGGAAAGATCACGCGTCCAGCATGATCAGGATCAACCCCCAGCGGATGTCACCGCGCAAGAGGTTCTCTGGGTTCCTCCCGTCCTACATGGAAGGGGTCCCGGGCTTCACGAACTGGCGACACCAGGTCTACGGCAACGCGGGTGTCTGGGTACGCCAGCCGTCCACTCCGTGGATGGCCGACGTCATCGCCCGATACACTCCGGACGTCATGCGCGTGATCGAAGAAGGCTTCGAACGCACCACCACCCAGGCTGTACAGGGAAGACGAGGACGGTAGATGGTCAGCGGAGATCCACGGCGGCGTAACGCTCCGAAGAAGAGGCCGGTCAAGATCCAGGCCGAACCCATGGACCTGGACCAGTACGAGGAGAACCAGAAGGCCGAAGCGGAAGATCACCTGTACCGCTTCATTCAGGGCGGGATCAAGTTCACCCTTCCCCCGTTCGGGACCCTGGACCGCAGTCTCATGGAGACGGCGGACGATGACGTCGACTTCATGACGGCGGCCCTGAAGCTGGGCTTCGAAACCGTCATGGAAGATGACGCGTTCGAGAAGTGGGACGCGCTGCCTCTGAGCCTGGACGGCCTCAATCGTCTCTTCAAGGACTGGGGCGATCACTCGGGGATGGACACGGGAAAATAGCCTGGCTGGTCTCCCTGCCCAAGGAGTACCCAGCCGAAGTGACGGCGGACCTGGCACGCTTCTACGGCCGGAGACTGACTGACCTGGGGACGGAGAGGCTGACCTATCCGGAGTTCTACGCGTTCATGGACACCCTTCCGATGGACTCGGCCCTACGTCGCGCCACACACGGAGATGAGTTCGTAGAGTGGAGCCAGATCGTCAACATGCTGGCCAAGATCCAGAACACCCTTGAGTGGGGGAACTGGCAGCGCGGCGGGGGTGATGGTGTCAAGCCACGGGACGTCAAGCCCCCGGTACCCTGGGACCTTGATCCACTCCCCTCCGTGGAAGAGGAGTAAGCCATGTCGGCACGGACCGTACTGATCAACCTGGTCATGCGCGATCAGACCCGACGTGGAGCGGACTCCGCTCTTCGGAACGTGGACCGCATGGGGTCGGGGATGAAGAAGGCCGCCGGTACCATGATCGCGTCCTTCGGCGCGTTCAGCGCGGTTGACTTCCTGAAGGACTCCGTGACGGCTGCTTCAGACCTGTCCGAGTCCATGTCAAAGAGCGCGGTCGTCTTCGGGAAGTCGAACAAGGTCGTCATGGACTTCGCGCAGAACGCGGCGAAGTCCCTGGGCATGAGCAGGCAAGCGGCGGTGGAGGCCACGGCCACCTTCGGCAACTTCCTGGGAGCGCTGGGTCTGAGCCAGCCGAAGGCAGCGTCCATGTCCATGGCCATGGTCAAACTGGCCGGAGACATGGCTTCGTTCAACAACCAAGATCCAGAAGAGGTATTGCTGGCGCTGCGCTCCGGCCTGGCTGGTGAGGCTGAACCCCTGAAGGCCTTCGGCGTGAACGTCTCCGACGCCGCTATCCAGATCGAGGGCCTTCGCATGGGGATGAAGAAGCAGAACGGCGCGTTCACCGCTGCGCAGAAGTCCCAGATCGCGTACTCCCTGATCATGAAGCAGACCAAGACGGCCCAGGGTGACTTCGCGCGGACGTCCGGCGGGCTGGCGAACCAGCAACGGATTCTCGCAGCTCAGGCCATGGACACAAAGGCAAAGATCGGGTCGTTCCTACTCCCGATTGTGATCAAACTGGTCCACGTCTTGACAGACGATGTCGGTCCGGCCACGAAGAAGGCGATCGGATGGATCAAGGACTTCGCCAAGTGGATGCAAACGGGATCGGTCTACGTCTACATGATCAAGGGGGCCGTCCTCTCCCTGACCGCGACCCTCGCTGTCTTCGCGGCCATCCGGTTGGCGATCATGGCCGTAACGGCTGCACAGATCGCCTGGAGCATCGCCATGTCCGCGTCACCCCTAGGCTTGATCGTCATCGCGATCGGGGCACTGATCGGCGCGGTTGTTTACGCATATAAGAACTTCACCACCTTCCGTAACATTGTGAATGCGGCATGGCGGGGGATCCAGGTGGGAGCCGCTTACGCCTGGAGCGTTCTGAAGGTCGTCTTCTCGGCCATCCGGGGGTTTGTGATCACACAGGTGATCCCGGCTTTCTGGCAGTTCGTGGCAGTGTCCAAGACCGTGTTCTTCGCTATCCGTGGCTTCGTCATGAACCAGCTGATCCCGGCGTTTCAGAAGGCCTGGTCCGTGGCCAAAGCCGTGTGGGGCGCGGTCTCCGGAGTGATCAAAGTGACATGGATGATCATAGGGCCGATCTTCAGAGCTATCGTCAAGGTTCTGACCGTGGTCCTCAAGAACGCGTTCATCTTCATTGCGAACATCGTCAAGATCGCCTGGATTGCGATTCAGATTTATATCAAGATCGCGTGGCTCGCGATCAGGGGTTACTTCTACGCTTTCAAGTTCATCCTCACGCACATCGTCGCCCCGGTCGTTCGATGGTTGTACACGAACATCATCAGGCCTGTGTTCTCATCCATGATGGGGAACATCCGGGACCGGATGAACTCGATCAAGTCGATCATCAGCAATGTGTGGAAGAACGGGATCCGCCCTGTATTCAACGTTTTGAAGGCGACCGTGCTGGCTCTCAAGCCCGTGTTCAACGGGGTTGTCAATGCGATCCGGTCGATCTGGGGCCGGTTGATCGGCATCGCCAAAACCCCGGTCAACTTCGTGATCGGGATCTACAACGGTGGTCTGGTCCCCATGGTCAACGGGATCGCCAGGCTGGCCGGGATCGGGACCAGGCTCAGCACCCTCCACAAGTTCGCCGGAGGTGGCGTCATGCCCGGGTACGCCCCGGGTAAGGACTCGCTGCTGGCGGCCGTCTCTCCGGGAGAGTCGATCTTCCGGCCGGAGTTCACCAGGGCCGTAGGTCCCGGGTGGGTGAAGACGGCGAATCTCATGGCGAAGCGTAAGGGTGCGTCCGGCGTGTCCCGGTGGATGTCCGGGGCCGACCGCATGCGGGGTGAAGGCGTCGGGTTCGCCAATGGTGGCGTGGTCGGAGGGGGAGGTTTCGCCGGTCACTTCGATGACGGTGGCGTGGTCGGGTTCCTGAAGGGCCTGGGCGGCTGGCTGATCAACGCGCCGGAGAAGGCGGCGAAGGCCCTGCTCTCCCGGATCCTGGGCAAGGGCGTGCCCGGCTCCGGCATGTTCCGGGACCTGATCGCGGGCATCCCGAAGTGGATCCAGTCCAGCATCTGGGGATGGATCAAGAAGCATCTCGGGGGAGCGGGCGGCCCGGGGATGAAGCGCGGGCTGGACTTCGCCAGAGCTCAGAACGGGAAGCCCTACATCTGGGGCGGGGTCGGGCCGACCGGCTATGACTGCTCCGGATTCATGAGCGCGATCACGAATGTGATCCACGGTAAGAGCCCCTACAGCCGTGTATTCACTACACACTCGTTCGATGGCAACTCCGGCCCCGGTGGATTCGTCCGGGGAAAGCGGTCCGGTTTCATGGTCGGCGTGACCAACTCCGGAGTGGGCCACATGGCCGGGACGCTCATGGGCGTGAACGTGGAGAGCTCCGGATCCCGGGGCGTTCACCTCGGAGCCACGGCGCGGGGGTCGGGCGACTCCCTGTTCTCGGCCCGGTACGGGCTCAGTGCGAACTCTGGACGGCTCTCGCTGAACCGTGGATGGAACCCCCCGGTCTACAACGGCACGGGCCGTG